AAGTTTTGTTCCTTCAAGATTATACCAATTTCCTTCTTCATAAACAAAATCTCTTTCAATAAACTTTGAAGGTTTGTATGAAGTTGGCCGCTTTGAATTTACTGAGATGTAGAAATACGGTATAAAATTATCAACCTTTTGTATTAATTCTTCACCGTTTCTCCATGAAGTGTAAATTGTTTTTCCATTATCTAATGCACTAATTATCATTTTAATTCCCCGATGTGAACGGTGCTTTTACTAATTTTCTATCTTCTGAAACAAGAAGTAGTGGAAACTCATCTTTCACATAGAAATTAATTTTTGATTTCTTTGGAAAGAACTTATGTAGTGGCCCACTAAATTCTAATGTTGCAGGTTCTCCTGTATTCTGGTCAGGAGTAATTGTTTCTTTGTATTTATTCTGAATAGTAGAACCTGTTGAAAACTCAACAGAAGTTCCATCATAATCCAACTTATATGCACCATGCTTTGCTAATTCGCAAGATGAAATGCAATCTGCAAATACTGATTGTTCTAATGTAAAAGCACCTTCAAAATTAGAACTACCAAATTTAGGCAGGGTTTCTATTTCTTCGTCGTAAGAAATATGCTCAAGCATAGTATTAAGTCGAGTCAATACTGTCATGTTTGGATGATTAACAACCCTTGAAACAGATGCAGTTTTATTATCAGAAGAAATCTTAAGAAAATCTTCTCCCTCAAATAAAGTCATGTCTCCAAACTTTTTGAGATATGGGAGAATAACTTGTGTATCACAAATAAAATCTCCATCTTCTGCACCTAAAACCTGTAATGTAATATTCATTCCAAAGGTTGCATCACCATTCCAAAGATTAAGAATACGGCCTTCTAAATTCATATAAACATATGAACCCATAGAATTACTAGAGAATCCTGATGAAGTTAGGTATTTACCTTTTCCTTGAATACTCTCTAATGCTTCTGTAATATCTTTTGTGTTTGTTGCAAACTTCAAATCTTTCCCTCCTGCAATTCAGGAATACCGTTCCAAACGATATTTGGTGGCGTTCCTTGTCGAATAGTCCAGCGTGTTCCCACTAAGTTGCCATTAGTTCTTGAACCAATTAATTCAGCAACAAAGTGTATTTCACCCTTTACCTTTCTCTTAGAACAATGAATCTCTTGTTCTAGTTTTCCGCCCCAATCCTTCCATGCAGGTTGAATACCCGTAGCAACATTATCTACATACTTTTCAGTTTCGTGAGTAATATAAATTACATCACACTTTAGATTAAAGATTGCTTCAAGCAAATAATAGAAAGTTTTGTTTCGTGGGCCATACTGATATGGCATCATCTTTGTTACTATTGTTGGATTTGGATTAACTTTGTAAATACATTTTTCAAACCAAGTATCTACTCCATCCATTACAAAAATAGGTTTTTCACCGTTTTCAATTTGTCCTCGAACATAACGAATAAAGTCATGTGAGTTTTGTTCAGACGCAGTAATATCAATTTTGTTTTCTTTGTCTTGAACAATTGGGTCAAATACTTCAATACGTTCTGTTGCATCATGACATTCAATCCATGTAGATTCAACGCCACTATCCCAATCTAAAACATAAATCTTACGTTCTGGAAAATCGAGAGCAATACCAGTTTTACCTGTCTTTGGTTCTCCCCAAATTCCAAGAACCATTCGGCTCTTTCTATCCTTTCTTTTTTGTTCCATAATTTGACGAAAGCGTGAGTTAAATGCTTCTTGCTTTTGTCCAAAATTTGTCTTCTCGTCTTTATTTGTATTATCTGTTATTCCCATAACTATCACCTAATTCATTTATATCTATATCTAATTCTTTACCATGCATCTTTGTCCATGCCATTACGATAGTTGCTAATTCTAATTTATCGCAAATATATCTTGCTTCCTTTGTTTGGAAATGCATCTTTAGCCAATAAGTTCCGTTTTCTTTCTCATTCTTTCTCCAAGTTAAGAAATCAACATTTGCTAAATCAACGATATATGCATCGCCTTTCAAAAGGAATCTTTCTTCTTTTAAATCTGTTGTCATAAAAATTCCTCATTTAATAGGGCTTTGCACCCCTTTGACAGTCATCACCAGCCTACTGTTACACTATCCTTTGATTTTAATTATTACCTAATCAAAACCAATCTAAATCGTCTTCAACAATTTCAACTGTTTCTGGTGGCGCACCAACACGGTTAGTTACCATTAATCCCGAAACATTGATTGTTACTGCATCAGCAACACCATCAACAATTCTTTGAGATGTTCGACCAACAACAATAACAGAAGAAGCAATTCCGAAGTCAATATCAATATGGCTAGGAATCCAACAAGTTGTGTAATTCTCACCATCTTCAACAAATTCAGCAGAAAGGTCACTAATGTTAATAATTCGATTACCATTCGCAGTTGCGGTCATAGTAATACTATCAACAGAACCATCTGTAATAATAAATCGCTCTCTCGCAGGTAGAGTTTGTCGTTCAATATGCGCTCTATCAACATCTGGAAGAGGAACAAGATGACTCTTGAAATTACTTGCTAAACAAGATTCAAAGTCAAAACTTGACATATCTCGATAATCGTCACCTTCGGGGTCTACTTCAGTATTGAGCATAAGACTCTTTAAAGTTGTAGTTGTCATACCATAGATTGCAGAACCATCATCACTAGGAATACATAGGAAATGAATCCATTCATAACAATTAGGAGAAAAATCAACAGCAGGTTGATTCTTATATGAAAACATATATGTTTTCATTTCTCCACCTTCTAAAGAACCATAGAAAATACCAGTTCTTCGGAATTGTTCCAAAGGTAAAGGCTTTCCATAGTTTCGATTCTTTGCACCAGACATATATGTTGGTTGATTATCAAGAGGAATAATGGTAGAGCCATCTTCTGTTTCTTCTGCACCATCAGGCAAAGAAGAAACTTTCTTCTCTTCATATTCATTGTTATGATAACGAGCAACAGTCCACGTATTATCATCATTCTGTGTAGCAACAGCAACATGGCCGTCTTCTAATGCTCTATCAGAATCACGAAGATATTCTTCTTTTGCTCGATTACGATTCCAACTCATCATATCTCTTGGTGCTTCTAAAGCAACAAAGAAACCAAATGCCTTCTTTACTAGAGAATTACTTCCAGTATTAGAAGAATTATTGCTTACTTTCTTCATACGTTGAACATTTCCAACATATCCACGCCATAGAGCGAGAGCGATTTGAGAATCCTCGCTTGTTGTGTTTTCCTTACAAATCTCCTTAAATTTGTCCATCGCTTCTTCGACAGACAGTTCAACAATCTTTGCGCCTATTTCAATTTCTTTTTTCAATTTTTCTTGCATACTTTTCACTTCCGTATTTCTTATTTTTTTGTCCTTTATATTAATTGCCCAACAAACCATGATACTAATACTCTTGGTGTCATAGTTGTTGAACGATATTCGCTTTCTCCTAATGTTCTTAGATATTTAAATTTAACATTACTATCTAACCCATTCATGTTTATTACTGCATCGTGTAATCCAATACATATTTCTGAAATATCACGACCTGCATAAATCATATCATGGAGTATAGAAAGAACTGTTGTATCTTTATTAGTTATCAAATTAATTATTTTTACATATTCTTCTAATGAAATTTCACTTTGCTTTTTGAGTGAAATATTTGAGTATTTAGCGGCCTGTATTTCGGTTATCGCTCTCCTTAAGTCACCGTTTAGAGTGGCTATAAAGGAACTCAATTCATTATCATCAAATCCAGTTATTTCTTCACGTTGAAGAATACCTTTCACAACTTCCAATATTCGGTCATTGGATAAAGGCTTAAAATGATAATTAGCACATCTACTTTGGATAGGGTGAATGATTTTGTTTTTATTATTACAAGTAATAATAAAACGAATGTTATTCGCATAACGTTCCATGATTCTCTTCAAAGCATTCTGAGCATCATTTGTCATTCCTTCCATTTCATCTAGTAATAGAATCTTAAACGGAACATCACCGATAGTTCCTGTCTGTGCTATTTGTTTGATAAGGGTTCTAACAGTTTCAAGTTTCCTATCATCAGATGCATTAATCTCAAAAAAGTTATCTGCCGCATTTTCTCCTAAAATAGAATAAGCCAGTGCTAATCCTGCACCTGTTTTACCTGTCCCTGCTCTCCCATAAAAGAGAAGATTTGGCATATCTTTTTCTTCAATCCATAATTCAGCATCCATTGTAAAATGTTCTTGTCCTACAATGTCGCCTATTCCTTTTGGTCTATATTTTTCTGTCCATAACATTTTTATTCACCATTAAAATAATCCGTTAAACTTCTTACCTCTATTCTGGTAGGAGTTCTTTTTGTTCTTCTTTCTTTTTCTTTTAAACCCAAAAGTCTAGAATCACCATTGTTAAGTTTGCTTCTTACATACTTAGCAAAGCCTTCATCATTTAGTAATTGTTTTAGTACATTTACATTAGAATTACTAATGCCTAGTTTTCTTGCTAGGTATGGTTTCTTAGAATAAGATTTACGCTGAGGCATTTTTAATCTACCATAGTTTAGACCATCATGCCTATAAGCAAGCATTTCATAAAAATACCTTTGACTCCATCTTCTCTTTACCACACTATCAATAAAAACTAATTTATTAGGATGCACGTTTTCACACAACCATGAAAGAATCTGAACATCGGGAGGTTTATTGTAAACTAATAATTCAGCCATTAAATCCCTATCAGTTTGCTTAAGATACTCCCTTACAAGAGAATAAGTATCTCTCTTGTAAAGAACTGGTTCTTCGCTTCTAGGGGCTTTATTCTTAATGGATTCCCTTAAATAATTTTTACCTCCTGCTCTTTTGATTTGACACAGGTTTTTGATTTCTTTTGGAACATCCTTTTCATTAATAGAGGTCAGAACAATCTGTCCTTTGTAATTTCTAATAACGAACAACACTTCTTCTTTCTTTGCTTTATGATGAATGTCTTCAATAATAATTCCATCATCAATTGGAATAGAGAATACATCTTTGATTCCCATTTCATTCGCATAAACAATAACAGGATTATTTACAAATGTCTTTGCTTTTGTTGATTTACCTGTACCTGTTTTTCCTGTTAGAAGTATTGGTCTGTTTCTTTTCATATTTGTTAATCCCATTATACTACACCTTTTATTTCAAATAATCTTTCCATACCCTCTAGGGTTAAATGTTTCTTTTCTGAAATTATATCTACGCATTCTAGAAACGAATTCCATTCTCCCTTTGAATGAGGAAGATTAGGATTCACTATTGTCTTTAGAAGATATAAGTTTTTGATTCCACCAATTCTCAGAATAGGCTTGCGCCTTGTAGAATGTTCTTCTGAGCGATATGTAGTTTCAATACCGTGTTGTAATAGGCTACGTTGAACTGCTAAAAGAAATTTCGCATCGGCTCGAATATTTAATCTTAAACGTACTCTATATCCAATAGAGGAAGCATCAGAAGAAACAATGTTTAAATCCATTTTTGTTGATGAAAGAAGAATACCACATAACATATCTTTACTAAACATTAAAGTTCCTCCACATACTTTGAATTATCGGGCCAATAACCATTAGGGTCTTGGCTAGGATGCATTTCCCACCAATACATATGTGCGGGAGTAATTGTTTTATGACCAAGTTCTTCTGCATTTTCTTCTGCGGCAACAACTAAATCTTCAATTGCTCCTTCCATCCATACCTTTAGAAAGGCAATAAAATCTCTTGAAATAGGCATATCAGTATATTCTTTAACCATAGCCCTTAGTGAAATTTTACCACTACGATTAAACTTAGGTAAAGAGGGTTTCTCAGGAATAATAAACTCTCCTTCTTCATTGAAGAATGGAACTAATTCAACTTTCATTTTTCTTGGCCGACCTTGTGGATTTACAACATCCTTTAGATGAGCCATTCCTTCTTCTATGCGAATTACTGAATAAGTAATTCTATCGAGAACAGTTAAATCTCCTTTCTTAATCATTCTTCTTCCTCCTGTATTCCTTGCATTAGAACCGATTTTACAACTTCATAGTCTGCTTCTTTCTCAAGAACCTGAATAGCCAGTTTGAATACTTGGCGTAGTCTATACATTTCATTAGTTGTTTGGGTCAATTTAGGAGTATTCCAAACTCTCTTTTGTTCTTCAAAGTCTAAAAAATCATCAATGTCGCTATCTTGAATTTTCAATTCCTTAAGAATCTTAACGTTAGTTTGAGTAAGAATTGCTTCTTCTCCATCCTCAATACGAATGTCATATAGTCTTTTGTGTAAAAGAAAAAGTTCTCGCTGAATAGACCTAATCTTTCCATAATGAGTACCTATGAATCTCCCTACTCCTTTTCTAGACAATTTAGAAATTTCATATATTTGCCCTTTATCATTTACTACATATCCATTTACATAAGTCATTGTAATTCCTCCATTCTTTTTATCGTGTCAATATCATTGACGAATTTATCCTCTCGAATCCTTTTGCATCTTGGAAACCTGAGAGAGAGATTTCCTTTAGCATCTTTACTTACCAAATCAGCACGTATTTCTAATACTGTGCGAGGTAAGAAATGATAAGTTCCGTCTTTGAAAGACTCGACATTCTTTCTTAGATTACTAGTAAGATTAATTAATTGTGTGTCTGTAAAGCCACTTCCGCACCATCCGACAGAAGTAAAACCATTATCGGATTTTACTGCAATTTCAAATGTAGCGAATACATTTGAGTTTTTCCCGTCGCCATACTTTGCTGAGATAATAACTACATCTAAATCAATTAGAGGTGGTTTATACTTAGCCCAGTATTTTGACCTTTTACCAGATTCATAAGGTGCATTTGCATCCTTTACAAT